AAAGAAACTATGAAGAATTTAAAAAATTAATGGACAATGGATACAAACCACATTCAGATTGGTTTGAAAAAATGGCCAAAAAATTAAAATTTGATAGAAGAAAAATATCACAGGAATTGGAATGTAATTTTTTGGGTTCAGGTGATAATGTTATTGATAGTAAAATTATTGAAAAAATAAGAACCGAAATGGTATGCCAACCAGAATCCAAAATGGTTCAAAATCAACTTTGGATTTGGAAAGAACCACAAGTTGGACATAGATATATTATGGGTATTGACGTTTCAAGAGGGGACTCTGAAGATTACACATCATTTCAAATTATTGATTTTGACGAAAGAGAACAAGTTGCGGAATATCTTGGTAAAATCCCACCTGATGTTGCTGCGGAAATAGCATATAAATGGGCGGTATATTATGATGCTTTTATTGTTGTTGATATTACTGGAGGTATGGGTGTATCGACATCAAGAAAATTACAAGAAATGGGTTATAAAAACCTATATGTTGATGGTGTTAATTATGCAAATGTTTGGGATTATAACCCCAAGGCGATGGAAAAAATACCAGGAATTAATTTTAATTCAAAACGTGTTCAAATTATTTCAGCATTTGAGGAGGCGTTAAGACATGGGTTTAAAGTTTATTCACCAAGACTATTAGGTGAAATGAACACATTTGTTTATATAAATGGCAGACCTGACCATATGAAAGGTCATCATGATGATTTAATTATGTCAATATCAATGGCGTTATATGTTGGACAGAATGCTTATAACCAATTAGAAAAAGTATCTGAACAAACTAAAGCGATGTTAGAATCGTGGGAAGTACATAATGATGGCTCACAAAAATCATTAATAGATTTTAACCCAAGTCTTCCAGTTATGTCACCAAGTTCTTATGGTGACAGATTTGGTGGTAATCCGACAAAAAGTGATTATGAAAAGTATTTATGGTTATTCGGTAGTGGAAGAAGATAATACTTTATTCATAAACCAAATTAATTATAATTAATAGATAATGGCAGATAATTTAACCGTATGGCAACGACTTACAAGAGTCTTTGGTCCTGACTCAACACTGAGCCAACAGCCACCTGTATACAAATTCGACAAAAAAGAACTCCTTAAAACTGATAATAAAGAAGAGTTTGAAAAACAAAAACTACAAGCTCAACAAAGTTATTATTTAGGACAACAATGGGCAAAGATTGAAAACAATCTTTATACACAAGCAATTTATTATGAACCAACAAGATTGGCATCATATTATGATTATGAATCAATGGAATACACACCTGAGATTTCTACCGCTTTGGATATATACGCTGAAGAATCAACAACAACAAATGAAGATGGTTTTATTTTACAAATTTATTCTGAATCATCTCGTATTAAAGGTGTATTAGCCGATTTATTTAATAACAGATTAGACATTAACACCAACTTACCGATGTGGACAAGAAACACATGTAAGTACGGTGATAACTTTGTTTATCTAAAATTAGACCCTGAAAAAGGTATTGTTGGATGCCAGCAATTACCAAATATTGAAATCGAAAGATTGGAGAGGGGCATGAAAGTAAAACCAGCCCATAACACATCTGAAGAAGCAAGAGCGTTGAAATTTGTTTGGAAAGTAAAAGACATGGAGTTTAATACTTGGGAAGTTGCACACTTTAGATTATTGGGTGACGATAGGAAACTTCCTTATGGTACTTCTATGTTAGAAAAAGCAAGAAGGGTTTGGAAACAACTTTTACTTTCAGAAGACGCAATGTTGATTTATAGAACATCAAGAGCACCTGAAAGAAGAGTGTTTAAAATATATGTTGGTAATATGGACGACAAAGATGTTGAACCGTATATCCAAAGAATTGCCAACAAATTTAAACGTGACCAAGTTGTCGACCCAAAAACAGGTAATGTGGATTTGCGTATGAATCAAATGGCGGTTGACCAAGATTTCTTTATTCCTGTTCGTGACCCAACACAGGCAAGTCCGATTGAAACTTTGGCGGGAGCTCAAAACCTTTCCGAAATTGCCGATATTGAATACATTCAGAAAAAATTAGTTACAGCCCTTCGTGTACCAAAAGCATTCTTAGGTTTTGAAGAAGCGGTTGGCGACGGTAAAAACTTGGCATTACAAGACATTAGATTTGCTCGCACTATTAACAGAATTCAAAAGTCTATGATTCAAGAATTAAACAAGATTGCAATTATTCACTTGTTTATTTTAGGATTTGAAGATGAACTAACAAACTTTACATTAGGTCTTACTAATCCTTCAACACAGGCGGATTTACTTAAAATTGATACTTGGAAAGAAAAAATGTTATTGTATAAAGATGCTGTAACATCCATTGAAGGTATTGCCCCCGTATCTATTACTTGGGCTAAAAAACACATACTTGGATTTTCTGATGAAGAAATTAAACTTGATTTACAACAACAGAGAATAGAAAAGGCTGTTGGTGCTGAGTTAACAAAAACACCTGAAGTTATTATAAACACAGGTATATTTGATAATATTGATAAACTTTACGGTAAAAAACCTAGTGAACCCGCTGGTACACCAGCACCTGAAGGTGGAGAACCACCTGAAGGAGGATTGAGTGATTTAGGAGGTCCCCCACCACCAAGTGGCGGTGAAGAGTTAGGTGGACCACCACCTCCAGGTGGTGAATTGGCACCTGAATCAATTTTAGATAGAGATATGAATTTGATTTTGGAAGGTGATATGACAAATGGTTCAGAAGAAATTGATTTATCTAAAGGAAGAAAATCATTATTGGAGATTGAAAATAAACTGGACGAACTATTAAATAAATAAGATATTTATTGATATGAGAAATTTTGGAATATTAAAAAGTATAGTAGAAAACTACTTTGTTAGTGTATATAAAAAACCCGAATTCAAAAAAGTAGTAAAAGAATTCAAAGAATTTATGGACAACAACAAAGAAGTTGGTAAAGTATATTTGAACTACGGTTCAATTATGAAAATGAACAATTTGAAAGAAGATGTGGCAAGAGAATTCTTATCATTATCTGTTGAGGATATAAAAAACACAATTAAAGAAAACAAAAAACAATTCCAAGAGTTTGATTCTTGGGTTGAAACTTTAAATGAAAAAGTTGAAAATAACTACAAACTTTTAGATGATTTGGTTTTTGCTAAAACTTCAGAAGATTTTGTTAACCTTGTTGAATCAAAAAAAGAATTACACAAAAGATTAACTGAAACAAAAATTGAAGAAAAAACAATAACAGAAACAATTAATATTCCTCTTGAAAATATGTTTGGAATTGCTGCCGATACATTTGCAAAAGAATTTTCAACATTATCGGAGTCTGAATTGTTTGAGTTAAGGTCATTATTAAAAATGAGTACAGAAGAACTTAACGAAGGTATCGAAAGATTAAAGACTGAAGTTATAAAAAAATTAGATTCGGCTCAACCTTCAGATGAGGAAACAAGAACTAAAATTAAAGAGACAAAGGAAAGAGTAGAAAAGACGTTTGTTGACACAATTTCTTATTATAAACTTAAAAAACTTTCAGAAGGACTTTAAAATAAAAACCCATCGAAATCGATGGGTTTTTCATTTACTCTGATTTTGTTTCAGGATTCTTTTTCTTACCAAAAATTGCTTCAATAGTTGTAAGTCCTAAAAAGCCACCACACAATAATGAAAGTGTGTCGTACATGTACTCAGGACAAACACCAGTCTTTTGTGTTGCAACATAAGCCAAAACAATTAAGTTTAGTAAGGTAACAATACCTGAAAATCTTTTAGATGATACATCAGAACCATCACCCAAAAGTGATTTAATAAAATTTTTAATTGATTTCATAATATTGTTATTTATTTAACAATAAATATCAATCTACAAACTTATTTATCATCTCTTGTTTGTATTTGGCCTTTTTCATTTTTTCTCTTTTTACGGTAGTCTTTTTTACAAACTCTTGTCTTTTTCTCAATTCTTCAATCTGTTTACTTGAGATGACTTTGTACTTGTATCTTTTTAAAGCCTTATCTAAACTCTCACCTTTTTCTATTTTTATTACAATCATATTTTTTGTTATATGATAATAAATATAAAAACTTTTTTCAATTTTGTTAATATCTTTTTTTTTCTTATATTTTGTGAAAATAAACTTATTAATATGAACTCATTTAAAAATGAAAAAAGGAAAAACATTCAAATTAGAATTGTTTAAAGATGCCAAATGTTATTTTGGTAGTGTCGATACGACAGAATTAAAATCAATTTATTTAGTATTACAAACATGGGTAACCCCAAAAATGGAAAAAGAAAATTGGAGTATTACTGTAGGTTCTATCACAAGAACAATAAAACATAAAATTTTAGAAGTTGCAAATAAAAAATTATTTAAAGACCACTTTATTGTTGATATGGATTTAAGGACAAGTGGTATAAGATTAAAAAAATCATCATTTTTAAATTTAGAAATAACTTTCTTTACAAAACAAGATGTCGAATTTAAATCAAATGAAATATCCGAAGAACTAACAAAAATAATCAATAAAATTTATAAAGAGGTTTTATCTGATTCAAAATTTTTCACAATTCAATATGCCAAAACAAAAGAAAAAATGAAAGTTTAAATAGTCCTTATATTTATAATGAAAAAAGGATTATGAAAATTTTAGGACCAAACGAAACTGGTAAAGGTATATTAATCGAATATGATGCGGGTAGTATTTCTTGGAAAGATTCTTTAAACGAGAATTTTGCACAAATTAATAAAACCCAAATCGACCATTCAAAACCTTTTGTGTTTTATGCAACATTGCAAAAGTATGGGGTACCAAATAGAAACGGAAGAGTTTACCCTGAAAAAATATTAAAAAGAGAAGCGGAAAAATATAAATCATTAATTCAAAAAGGTTTATCAACTTCAGAATTAAATCACCCTGAATCTTCATTAATTGATTTGGACAGAGTATCGCACATAATTGATGATGTATGGTGGGACGACAATGTTTTAATGGGTAAGTTAAGATTATTGACATCACCAGGTTTTCATGAAAGAGGTGTTGTTTCTACTAAAGGTGATATCGCCGCAAACCTAATGAGACAAGGGGTTACTATGGGTATATCTTCAAGAGGTGTTGGTTCTTTAGCTAAAAAAGGTGAGCACAACGAAGTTCAAGAAGATTTTGAAATTATATGTTTTGATTTAGTTATGAATCCGTCTACACCTGGTGCGTATCTTTATTCTAATAAAGATGACAGAAAATTATATGATGAAAATATTGACGCAGATAAAAAAGACAAACAAGAACCAAGAATTGATGGTGGATTAGGAAAATCACTTGACTTAATGGCAAAATTGAACGATTATTTGGGACATAGATAAAATTAAAATTATGGACGAAAAATATTTTGTAGCAAAAGTTCAATACGACTTAATTGACGAGAACTCAGGAAAAATTAAAAAAATCAGAGAAGAAAAACTTGTTAAAGGTTATAACGTAACCGATGTCGAAGCTAAAGTCACTGATAAATTCAAAGGATTTCAACACGATTGGAGAATCACTTCAGTAGCTGAAAGCAAAATTGATGAAGTTTTTGAATAAAAAATTTTAAACTTAAAAGTTAAATTAAAACCCGAGAAATCGGGTTTTTTTATTTTAGTGCCCATACAAAACTAACTTTTTTATCAAATGGATATATTTATATGGAAAATAAAACAAATTTTTATTGCAAAAAATGAATTCAGAAAAAAAATCATTGGTTGAAGAAGCTCTTTTACAAATGAAGAATTTGGAAAATGTAGTTTCTGAAAACGCAAAGGGAATACTTGCTTCTACAATGAAGGAAGAAATCGAAGAATTAGTAAAAGAGTCTTTATTTGAAGAGACTGACGAAGAAATGATGGCAGATGAATCTTACAACACAGAAGGTACTCACATGGGTATGTATGAAGATGAAGACGAAGATTCTATGACTATCGACATGACAGCATCTGACGACGCTGGTGATGAAATGTCTATGACAGATGATATCACTATGATGGGAGATGATGATGACATGATGGGTGATGAAATCGAACCTTTAAACATGGTAGGTGCATCAGACGAAGAATTAATGAAAATTGTTATGGGAATGGGTGACGACGACAGACTTATTGTTCAAAAAATGGATGATGAGTTAGATATCGACGTTTTAAACCAAACAGACACAATGACATTTCCATTAGGTGGTGGTGAAGACTTATCAGAACCATCAATGGACGATGATGATTCTACTGATGAACTAGCAGAAGAAGTTGTTTATGAAATTGAAATCTCTGATGATGATGAAGATGGAATGGGTGACTATGATGATGAAAAAGAAGGTATGATGGAATCTAAAGAAAAAACCTATGTAGGTGTAGGTATGGGTAAAGGACCT